CGTAGAAGAAAAAAAGAGCAAAAAGACAGACAAGTTCAATTACAAAATATACAAGCTCAAACACAGTCTAATACTCAAGCTGCTCAAGCTGCAGCACAAATAGAAGTTCAAAAAAATCAAGCGCTTACTCAAAGTGAGGTTCAAATAGAGCAAATGAAAGCGCAAATAGAAGCTCAAAAAATGCAACAAGAAGTTATGTACAAAAAAGAGTTAATGCAATTAGAGTTTGAGTTTAACAGGCAGTTAAAAAGCTTAGAAGTTGAAGGTCAAAAAACTAGAGAGCGAGAAAAAGAAGATCGCAAAGATCAAAGAACAAAAATACAAGCTACACAACAAAGTGAAATGATTGATCAAAGAAATAACAAGTTGCCCCCTAAAAACTTTGAAGCTCAACCTGAAGAAATACAAGCTACACCACAAGATTTAAATTTTGAATCTGCTGGTAATGATATAATGGGTGGAGGTTTTGATTTAGGAACATTTGATCCAACATAGAATTATTAATTATTATTATATTATATTATGAAAGAAGAAAACAAAGAAACACCAATAGCTGACAATACTGTTGAAAAGCTAAAGGTAAAAAAACCAAAAACAAAAAAATTTAAAAGAAACGAAGACGAAGTTGTTAAAGTTGATCTTAATAAAAAAGAAGAAGAAAAAACTGACGACGTAGTTAAGGTTGATTTAGATAAACCAGTTGAAGAAGTTAAAGTTGAAAAAACAGAAGAAACAACAGAAACTGTTGAGCAACCTGTAGAAGAAAAAATTGAAACTCCAGTGCTAGAAGAAATAACTGAAGATTCTACAGAAGAACAAGTTGCTAAAGCAGAAGAAGAAGTTATAGAAGCTATAGAAAAATCTGAAGAAACAGGTAAGCCTTTACCTGAAAGCGTAGAGAAACTAGTAAACTTTATGGAAGAAACTGGTGGCGATTTAAATGATTACGTTAAGCTTAATCAAGATTATAGTAAATTAGACAACAATGATTTGTTATATGAATACTATAAGCAAACTAAGCCTCATTTAAACACAGAAGAAATAAACTTTTTAATGGAAGATCAATTTTCTTACGACGAAGACGAAGACGAAGAAATAGATATAAAAAGAAAAAAATTAGCGTTAAAAGAGCAAGTTGCCAGCGCTAGAGCCCATCTGGACGGGCAAAAGTCCAAATACTATGAAGAAATTAAAGCTGGTTCAAAGTTAACTAATGAACAACAAAAAGCTATTAATTTTTTTAATAGATATAACAAAGAGTCAGAAGAGACTAAAAAAATAGCTAAAGTAAACTCTGATATTTTTACACAAAAAACTAATCAAGTTTTTAACAACGAGTTCAAAGGTTTTGAATACAATGTTGGTGATAAAAAATACAGGTTTAATGTAAACAATGCTGAAGAGGTTAAAACAACTCAAAGTGATTTAAACAATTTTACCAAAAAGTTTTTGGATAAGAAAATGGCTTTAAAAGATGCTATGGGTTATCACAAATCTTTATATACAGCAATGAATGCTGATGCTATTGCAAAACACTTTTATGAACAAGGTAAAGCTGACGCTATAAAAGATAGTGTTGTTAAGGGTAAAAATATAGATATGAACCCAAGACAAAACCATGGCGTAGTTGAAGCTGGTGGAGTAAAAGTTAAAGTTTTAGGCGATGATTCTTCTGGTTTTAAGTTTAAAATTAAAAACAATAAATAACAATTTAAAATTAAAAAATTATGGCAATTACACCCGGAGGTCTATTAAATAGTACGCCAGCGCCAACTAAACAGGCAACGGCTTCTAGTTATTTAGACTTAGCGACAACCGCAAATCAAGGTTGGGCGCAACAATATGTACCAGACCTAATGGAGAAAGAAGCTGAGGTTTTTGGAAACAGAACTATCTCAGGATTTTTATCTCAAGTAGGTGCTGAAGAGGCTATGACAGCTGATCAAGTTGTATGGTCTGAACAAGGTAGGTTACACTTATCTTATAAAGGAAATGTTAAATCAGGAGAAGCTGCAGGTGGTGGTGTAGTATCAGGTGGTATTATTGAGATTACTCATGATATCGATGGTAATGCAGTTGCTGACGGTGATGACGGTATTAGAGTAAATGATACTGTTATCGTTGCTAGTGCTGGTGGAGTAGTTAAAGCTTTGGTAACAGAGTCTAACGTTACTGCTGGTGAAATTGAAGTTGCTCCTTATGGAGTTGCATCATTAAACGCTGCTAATATTACTGAAACTACTGCACAGTCAGTTACTATATTAGTTTATGGTTCTGAATTCCAAAAAGGTAGAAGCTACAATACTAATGCTAACGTTGGTAATGATGGTACTGCTACTGATCGAAGAGGTTCTAACGAGCCACAGTTTAAGTCTTACATGAATAAACCAATTATATTAAAAGATTACTACGAAGTATCAGGTTCTGATTCTTCAAGAATCGGTTGGGTTGAAATATCTACTGAAGGTGGTCAATCTGGTTATTTATGGTACTTAAAAGCTGAAGCTGACACAAGAGCACGTTTTACTGATTACTTAGAAATGTCAATGTTAGAAGCAAAAATGGGAGGTGGAGCTCAGGATGGTACTACAAATCCAGGTCATCCAGTTGTATCTGCTGCTGACTTAACTGACGACGCTTTTGATTTAACTGCTGACACCGCTACTGGTACTCAAGGTTTATTTGATGCTATTGAGTCTAGAGGTAACGTTACTTCTGGTATTACTGGTGGTGCTGCTGATTTAGCTGAGTTCGACGCTATATTAGCTGAGTTTGACAATCAAGGTGCTATTGAAGAAAATATGTTGTTTGTAAATAGAGCTACATCTCTTGCTATGGATGATATGTTAGCTGCAATGAATTCTTATGGGTCTGGTGGTACTTCTTACGGAGTATTCGACAACTCTGAAGACATGGCACTTAACTTAGGTTTCTCTGGTTTTAGAAGAGGTTCTTATGACTTCTATAAGTCTGACTTTAGATACTTAAATGATAAGTCAACAAGAGGTGGTATTAACGCTGCTAACACTGCAAGTGCAATTAGAGGTGTTATTATCCCTGCTGGTGTATCATCTGTATACGACCAACAACTAGGAAAGAATATGAAACGTCCTTTCTTACACGTTCGTTACAGAGCTTCACAAACTGATGATCGAAGAATGAAAACTTGGGTTACTGGTTCTGTTGGTGCTGCTACATCTGCTTTAGATGCAATGCAGATACACATGTTATCTGAAAGATGTTTAATTACTCAAGGAGCTAATAACTTCATGTTGTTAAACTAATCAATATTAAAAGACCGGGGCTTCGGCCTCGGCCTTTTATTTTATTAATTTTATTATATATTATATTATGGCAAAAAAAC